TAGGAACTTTTAATTCTGGTGCTTTTAATTTTATAATACTTTCTACAGCTTCTTTATTCTTATCATATTGTGGTAAAAGTTTGTCAAAATCTGTTTCAAATAACTCAGGTATAAGTTCTGGTTTTAAATCTACTTTTGGTGCAAATTGACCAAAAGGACCAGAAAATGCAGACCCATCTTTAATTGCTTCGTTTGCTTGTTCTTTTGTTAAACCTCTTGTAGTTATTAATTGATCTCTATATTTTTTAAGTTCATCAACTTCTTTTTGAATATATTCAATTCTTTCTCTATCACTTTTAAAATCCGTCCTACCTTTTAGAAAATCAATAGTACCTCGTGCTGGTCCTTTATCTTGGTCACTTTTATATTCACCTGCTTGTACAAATACTGCATTATAATCTTCTTTAAATAATTGAGAATCTCTTTCTATATTTCTTGCTTGATTTTCAACATCTGCTAAATTTTTTGTGATTTCATCTTTTAAAGCAATTTCACTATTTCTTCTATCTCGTAAAAAAGCTCTGTCTTGCATTGCTTCGTCAGTTAACCTTTCTTGTATTTCTACATTTCGTCTAGTTAAGTTAACATTTTGTTGATTTATATCAAGAGTTCTCATAGCTTTGTCTATGTCAAAATCAAGTCTATCTCTATTTAAATCCATAGTATCAGCAAATTGACGTTGTTGCTGTGCTTGTCTTTCATTAAACTGCCTAATATTTTCACTTAATTGTCTGTCTCTAAACTTAGCAGCATCATCTTGCTGTTTTAAATCTAAAGCATATCTAGGTAGATTATCAAAAAAATTATTAATTGGGTCTTGTGTTATTTGTATAGCCATTGTTTAATCTCCGTATGTGTCATAAAAATTTTGACCTGCTGTTGTATCTCTATAACCTTCTCTATTTCTCATATAATCTTGTGCTGATTGACTTAAACCAGGTTGTATAGGATTTAAAGCATCAAAATCACCTTGAATGCCACCACCTACATTAAAAGGTATTTCTGGTACTACAGTAGGAGTACTAGTTACTCCTGATGGATAACCTATTTCTCCTGTTCCAAATGCATCATCCATCCTACCCATAGTTTGTTCAAATGCTACATCTGCATCAAAATTAGGGTCTGTATAGTCTAGCATATTATTTTGTGGGTTTGTTCTAACTTTTTGTTCTGCAGTTCCTATTTCAAATGGTTTTAAATCTGCACCTGTTTCTAATAATTTTAACAAAGTATCTCTTGTATCACTTGCAAATCTTTGTCTCATACCAAACACATCTTGCTCAAAACCTAATGATGCTCTATCTAAATCTCTTTGTGCAGTTTGTTCTACATCTCTTAAATTAAATAATTGATTTTCAAAAGTACCTCTTTCTGCATCTATAGCCCTTTGTGCTTGTATATCTCTTCTACCAGAACCAGCAAATCCTCCACCCATATTTTCTTGTTGTTGTTCATAGATGTTAGCTAAATTCATTCTTCCTTGAGTTTGCTGTGTGTCAAAACCACGTTGCTGTTGTTGTAGTCTAGCATTTATAGCATCTTCTTGCATTGCTAAATTTCTTTGAGCAAAAGCTTCTTGTGATAAATCATAGGGATCAAAATATTGTCCAAACTCATTCATTAATGCACGAGTATCATAAGTATCTAAAATATCTGCAAAATCAGCACTAGGTGCAGTTGGGTCAAAAGGAGTATTATTTGGACCTGCTGTAGATAAATCTGTTACATAACTTTCATTTGTTTGTGCTGTTAACAAAGGAGTATTAGGTAAATAATTAGGATTAGATTGTGGTGTAGATGCAGGAGTATTCATTGAACCTAAATTTGGTATAGCTGGTGCAATGGTAGGCATAGCAACAGGTTGTCCTAAATTTTGTGTACCTGACTCTACTGTATTGTAGTTAATATTAGGAGAAATAGCTTGTCCTGTAAACATTTGATTAAAATTATTTATAGCCATAATATAGTCCTATCTTATTTGTCCGTAATTTGTAAAATCAGTCATAGGTATTGTTTGTGTAGCAAAAGAACTAGCCATTGTTGGGTCATTAGCAGTTAAGGACATAGCTTGATTTAAAGGATTATTTATATTTCCAAAACCTGCAATATTGCTTCCTCTTGTTCCAAATTGTGTAAATGTGCGATTACGAAGTGGTTCATAAAAATCCATTTGTGGCACAAATCCTTCAGGTTTTACAAATGGGTTAAAAAATTCAGGATTTTGTGCTGTTGGTACATTTGTTGTTTTTCTTAAAATATTTGGGTCTGCTAATACACTTCCACTTGTATCTGTAAGCCCACCTAAATTAGATGAAGATATTACATCTACTGGTGGTGCTACTGAAGTAGAAGGAGTTGCACCTCTTGTTAAAAAAGTATTTGCTTTATTTGTAACATCTTCAAAAAAATCAGTACCTGATAATACATATGTGCTAAATGCATCACTTGCTGCAGATTGTGGAATTGCACCTACTAACATATCTCTAGCATCTCCACCTTGTTGATAAGCTTCTTTAAACTGCTTATTTAATAATTTATCTTGAACCATTGGGTCTTGTTTAACACTAGCAGCACCTAAATATTGAGTAAGACCAGAACCTACTCCTGAAGCTAAAGCTAATTGAAGAGGAGTTAATGCTCCACCTGTTGAAGCATTAATTGCAAAAAGTGCAGCATTTGAAAAAAGTCTACCATATCCTTTTCTTTTATTTATTTTTTGTAAATTTTCTTGTGTTCTAGTATTATACTCCATTAACTTATCAAACGATTCGTTTGTATCTACTATTCTCAATAATTCTGCTTTTGTTGCCATTATGTTAAATCCTCCCAATTATTGGTTTGAACTTCTTCTATAGGTGTAAATTCATTATAGTATAGTTTTGTTCCCTTTTTTACATATAATCTTAAATTTTGATTAGGAGATAAAACATATACCTGTTCTTCATCATTTAATTGGTCAGGTGAAGGTGGTGTATTTAAAAACACAACTTTACGCTGACCTAAATTTCTTAATCTTCTTTCTATACTATCCACTTGTTACTCTCTTAAATAAAGGTCTATACTCTATTGATATGTCATTAATTTGTATTCCTGTAGTAGTACTAGTAGTTGTAGTGTTTTCTATCTTAATTTTAATACTTTGAAACTCTACAGGAGAAGATACTACTGCTCTAAGTTTTTTCCAAGCAGAAGATACTTCCATGTTACCATTCATTGCTACAAAAGTATCAGAACCATCTATTGCATAAAATATTGGATTTGTTTGTGCAACATCACTTTTATAAGTAATTGTAACTGCATATAATTTTTTTGCTTTTGCAGGTATTCCTAAATCAAAATCTTTTGTAGCTATACTAAATTTACCACTAGCTACAGCTCTTGGATTATCAGACCACTCTTTAACTACTACATTATCACTAGATGATTCCCAAACTCTATTCTCTAAACTATTCCATGTAGAAAGAACTTTATCTGTTGTAGGTTCAGTTCTAAGTTTATTAGAATATGCAACTAACATATTACCATTCCAATCAGTAACCATATTAGACCTATTTACACTATTGTCAAATGCATCTGTGCCCTTAACAAAAGATTGTGTTCTAAAATCGTATATATAAACTGTACCACTATTTGCAGTAGCAAATGAATCATTTAAAATAATTACATAATATTTTTTAGGATTATAACCTACTGCAGTAGCTTTGCCAAAAAATGATTCCCATTCAGATTCTTTTATTTTACCTCTAATTAAATTAGTTACACTACGACCATCATATAAAAATACTCCATATTCATTAGCCCACACTATTCCAAATTCTGTTTTAACAGATGCACCTTGATGTGATATACCACAAAAATCTTTTATATCTTCTAAAAACCAAGAAGAAGATGCACCAGATATGTTAATGACATATAATCTTTTTTGTTTAAATGCTAATAATCTATCTGAATATTCTTCTAGTTTAACATACTCTTCTGAATCACCTTGAACCACATCAACAAAATAACTTCTTGGAAATGTATCAAATTTATTTACAGGACTATACATTATTCTGTCCCTCATTTGAACTAACTCTCCATCATTATTTAATGTTTTTACATTAGCAACAAATGTTCTTTTGTTAGCAACTACAGAAGTTTTATAACCTTCTCCGTTACCACTAATTGTAATTTTAGTTTCATCAGGTCCAAAGCCATTTAATATTTCATATGTTTCTAAATTTGGTCCTGTAGATATTAATGCAGTATTGCTTATCTTTGCTTCTGTATTATCACTACCATTTTCCCATGGATTATAAAGATTAGATAATTTAGTTCTAGCACCATCTCTCATACTAATATCTAAAAATAAACCCCAAGGATCATCACTACCATCTTCTCTATAATATATTCTTGCACCTGACAATCTAGGTTCATATGCAGACTTTGCTCTTAACTCTATAGTTATAGGACTAAAATCATTAGTTGGTGAAAATGTATTATTAGAAGATGGTACTAATAATAAAGATTCTTGTCCACTTTCATCATAAATAAATGATAATGCAAATTGATATGTTTTTGCACTTCTCCATGAACCAGTATTTGCAGTACCACTAGCTAAAGTAAATTCAAACCCTGTTCCACTACTTGGATAATCAGATGCATGGATAGTTAAATTAGTAGGTTCTGCTAATGTATTAGCTTTTGAAAACCAATTATTATATGTATCTACAGAACTTGTTCCATGAAAATGTGAACGTTTAATATATAAATATTTATATGGTTGTAATTGTTCTCCAAAAGCTCTATCTGCAACTCTTAACCCTTCATTAGCATAATAAAATTCAGCTTGAAACATTTTACTTAATGTAGGTGTACCACTTTCATTTGCATCTGTTATTAATTCACCAGAGTGGTCTAATGTAATTGTATTTGCAACTACATCTTTTACTTTTAATGATGCGAAATTATTTGCTTCATCATTAACACCAACCAAACTAATTATATCTCCCTTTCTAATACCATCAATATTACCACTACCCCCATCTAAATCTAAAAATGTACTATCATCATCTACAATAGTATCAAATGCTCCAGATGAACCTTGGTTAAATGCTAATTTATTTGCACTAAATTGTTTAGAAGTTACTGTACCTAAATCTATTGCTTCAGCTTCAAAAGAATCGTCTGTTAAATTATAAAGGTCAACAGTACCTGTAATACCATCTGCAAGTGCTAACCAATTTTCCCCTGTATCTAAAGAACTAGAACCTGCTTCATGGTCTGACTCAAATACAAATACTCCAGTACCTGCAGCAATTCCACCTGCTTGTGTAGATGGAACATCTTGATGTGTAATATTACCACCTAACGCTTTAATACTATTTCTTTCATCAAGAATAATATTGTCTGCTAACGATAATGCATTTTCTGGAATGTCTCTAGCATTAGTTGCATTAATTAAACCTGCATCAAATCTATTTACGTTTATTAGAGCTTTTGGCATTCTTTACTTTCTTTTTCTTTTTTTTACCATAATGTTTTCTACGTTCTTGATTTATACCTTTAATAGTTTTCATATTAATTAAATATTTAAATAATCCTCCAAGTGAACTCATTTCATATTATAAATCATATCTCTTAATCTAAATATCTCAGCCTCATGTTTTGCCATTTCTCTTTCAAGAAAACGAAGAGACGTATTTTGTATGTGGTCTGAACTTATTGGTTTATCCTGTGAATTAGCTTGTTCAGTTTGTATAGATTCAATATGTTGACTATTACTAGATGTCATTGTTTCCAAAAAACTGATTCTTGAATCTAACTGACTGTATCCCCAAACTCCAAGTACGATTGCAGTAATTATTTGAATGAGAAAACTGAGGCTGAATTTTATTCCAGAACTCTCTTTTAACTCTGTAGTCATTTAATTAACTCTCCATTTAATGATGTTCTACCTTCTATAATAGTCATAACATTTAAATTAAAAAAACCATCTTTATAAATATCTAGTATTCCCATATTATGTGTCCAATTTGTTGACCTATTTTTTAAAAATTCTTTATTCATATCGCACAGACATCCCATAGAGTGTGCCATTTTTGGACCATCCAAGTGTGAAACAACACTTTTAATTGCATCATGAGTGTGCCCATAAATAATGTTAACTCCCAAATTTTGGACATGAGACCTTGTATGGTTAATACCAGACCAATGACCCCCATGGTATGCATACAGTTTACTATTAAGAATTTTAAATTCAAGACCATAATCATACCATTTGTAACCACGCTCTTTAATTTGTAATGCTTTTTTACTACCATATTGCTTTAGATAAGGATTTTCTTCTACAAAATTATCAAACCAAATCTCATGATTGCCTTGTGCAAATAATTTAGTTTTAACATTTATTTTATCTAATACCTCATCAATCCTATCAAAATGTTTATTAACTTCATTTACTTCCTTTTCAATATCAGGTAATTGATATTCAATAGGAGGTCTCTTCTTTTTTTTCCACTTCCAATGTGATACTGAATTACCTTCAGCTATATCACCTAGACACAAGAAAGCAGATGGTTTTACTATTTCTAACACTTTCAAAGCACATTTAAATGCTTTTTCATCATGTAAAGGAAAATGTAAATCAGGGAAGATTACAACTTGTTCTAAAGCCTTCATGCATCTCTGATTTCAAAATGAGGAAGATCATCAAAGTTATTATCTTTAACTTGGGTATCCATATCCCAATCTCCTCCCCATCTGATTTTTAATCCCATTTCATAAGCTATACCTAACACATAACCTGCAAAGTATGTAAATCTTTCTCTATCATTCCAATCAATTGGATATGGAGCTACATCTACTGCTTTACTTGGTATTGCATTATGCTTACCTTTGGGATATTTCAGCTTAGATTTCCCTTCTTTAAATAGTTTATTTTGCCTATCTTTACTTCTATGACCTTCAATAATTGTACAGTCAAACTTTTTTACTACACGTAAAAACAAATCTTGTATACGTTTATCACAAGTCTCTAGTTTAGATAAAGATTTTTTACTAAATCTAGGCATTACTTTCCTTTAGTAAGAACACTTTCTAATACTTCACTTATAGTGCTCCATACTGCTTTCAAAATTTTTTCTTCTGTTTTCTCATTGATAATAGGGATATTGATATTTGCATTTAACTTTTCAATAACCTGTTTTTCAACTTCTTCATCAGTAATATAATCAAGAATTAGTTTTCCTACATTCATGCTCCAGCCTTTCTCTTTTGTTTACTACCACGACCATTACCTAATTTTGCTTCTATATAATTAAGTTGGTCAGTTACTTCATCATTAAGTTCTTTAAATTCATCTTTCATTTCATTTTTAGAATCTATTAACTTAATTATTATACCTTCAAGTCTATCTATTTTTTTAGTTAACTCTCCAGTCATCCACTTAAATACTGTGAATAAAAGTACAGCAGCTAAACCTGCGAAACCTAACTCAGCTATTCCTTCCATTCCATTCATCATTAATATCTAGTACTTACTTTCTTAGCATTAGTTCCTTTTTTCTTACCCATTTTAGGTCTAGAACTTGTTTTGATTTTTTTCATTTTAGACTTTTTAGGCTTTTTACCAGCGTTCATTTTTCCATACGCCATTTTACTTTCTCCTTTTTTTAGCTTGTTTAACACGAGATTTTTCTACTGCTTTTAAATTTATTTTTTTACCTGCCTTATATAGCTTTGCAGTTCTTTTTATTTCTGCTGCTTTTTTCTTAGGGTTCTTAGAACCCTTAGTGTATTTAGCAGGAACTCCATATTTATATGGTTGCTTTCTTTTACTTTTTCTTTTTTGTTTTTTTCTTTGCACCTTTTCTCAAATCCGTATCATGTTTTCTACTACCTCTAATAAAAGAGTTTACTCTACCCATAGCCCATGCTGCCATAGGTACATTTCTACTACCACTAGAAAGATATGCAGCTTGACCTCTTTTGTACACCTTTTTAAGTGTACCAAGAGATATGCCAGAACTTTTAGCTTTTGCTGCTAGTCCTTTACCACCACTACTTTTTTTCTTTACTGGCTTTTTCTTCTTCTTCTTTACTGCCACAACATTCTCCATTCTCACAACAGTCTAGCAAGGCTTGTTTATATCCAAGCAATTGATTTTGCTCTGCACTTAATGTAGCTATTTGTTGTGGTATTTCTTTTAAACGTCTTTCAATATCTTCTTTTGTTAATGCCATTTTATCTTCTACCTTTTCTTTTTAGATTTAGCTTTTTTAGCTTTGTTTCTTTTACTTATTGCTTTTGCTTTTTTTCTAGCATCAGCTTTACTACTTGCACCCCAAGCATTTAAAGATAATAAAAGCCTAGTCTTTTCTCTCTTACCAGTTTTTTTATTTACCTTATACTCAGGACCTTTAGCTCCACCCATTCTAGCTAAAAAAGATGCTCTTCTAGGGTTATCACCACTTTTAACTGGTGGTCTTAATGTTCCACCTTTATAAGATGCTCTACCCTTAGCATTTAATCCACCCTTTGGATTCTTACCTGCTTTTCTTTGCCATGCTGGAGTTTTAGCCATTAATACAATATCCAATCACTTGCTATGTCATTCCAATCTTTATATCTAGTTCTATTAGTATCTTTTTTTACAACTTCAAACTCTTCATGATTATAACACCAAAGCATTGTACTATCTTCATTAAAGTGTAGTATTCTATTGTAAAAATGTTTTTCGCCATTCTGATCTTGTATATCCATACTACCTACTCCATTACAACTTAAAGAAAGTAATATAGGTATAGTTAATCTCTTAAGCATTTTCAAGAGCAGTAACCTTAACACTTAATTCTTGAATAGCTTTAATCATTGGAGCAATAAACTCTGAATATCTTAATCCTAGATTACCACTACCTCCACCAGCAGATGGGTCTATATATCCAGCAAAGTCTTGTGTTGCTACAGAAAGTTCATCTAATGTTGCTTTAACATCTTGTGCAATTAAGCCATAATGTTTTCTAGTATGAACAATTTCAGCATGTTTTACATCACCAGCTTTTTTATTATCATTACCTGTTGGTTCGCCATCCTCATATTTTTGCTCAGGAGTATTTTTCCATTTAAAACTTTTAGGTTTTAATTTATTAATAAAAGATAATCCTAAAGATGAATCAGCAATATTTTCTTTTAAGTCTTCATCAGAGGTTTGTATTGTACTATTAGTAGCATAAATATCATTCCACCTATAACTACCTGTTCCTAAATTTTTAGCATCATCTGTATTTGGATACCATTGAGAACCATCCCAAATAACATTTTCACTTTGAGCGTGAAGATAATTGCTAGATGTAGCTATACTAAAAATACTTACAGTAGTTCCGTATATATATTGATGATTACTAGTATCATAAAAATATAATCTTCCTGAAGCAGAACTTGAACCAACCCTTGGTATTAATATATTATTATCAGAATACATACACAATACTTCAGTATGTGAATTGTCTCCATCAGTTGTAAAAAACTTTAAATCTGTTCCATTTTCACTTGCACTCCATCCAGCAGAGCAAATAGCTTGTATTGATGCACCTACAATAAGATTATTTGAAGCATCTTCTGCTCCTAAGAATTCAATTATTCCTAATCTGTGAGTGTCTGCCATAGCAGCCCCATCATCTGTTATAAGCTGTAAACCAGCTCCTGCACTTGTACTACTAGCTGTTGATGTTTGTATTTTAAACCCAGGATTTGCTAATGCACCAATAATACCTGCACTTGTTGTTGCAAGTTGTAATGCAAAAGTAGTACCATTATCACCATCTTTTACATTAACTAAAGTACTAGTATTACCTCCTCCATCTCTATCTACATGCAATAGTTGTTCATAACTATCTGCTATTGTTTGTCCTGTTAAAGCTGCCATATCTAAATCTCCTTATACTGATTGTTCCCAATTATTTTTTTGATTATCCCATAAGTCCACATGTGTTTCCCAAAAACTTTTAAGTGAAGCTATGGATTCTTCTAAAATTGTTTTAAGTGTGTTTGTTATTCCTAATCTAGGCATTTTATGGTGCAAAGTAAATAACTACTTTGTCTCCTCCTGTTTGTAATGTTAGGTTTAACCATCTACCATATATAGTTACACCTTTAGGAAAGGTATCACTATTTGCAACAGTTGCACCATTTGTACCAGGTGCTGCTGCAGTTGTTCCATAATGGAAACTTGTTGATTCAGGTGTAAGAGTAGCAAACTCTACATCTGTTAACATTGTTATAGCAACAATAACTGAACCTGTTGGTGGGGTGTATGCACTTGTAGTATCTGTATATGCTGCTCCAGTTTGACCTAAAGCAATATTTTGTGCTTCAACTACTGTGTAATTTTGAGCTGAACTTTTTCCAATAGCCATTTTCTTTCTCCTTGTTTATCGTATGCCTTTCCGTGCAAGAAATTTCACATGGGCATATCGTATTAACTTGCTTCTGTGTATTCAGATGTTTCTGTCATAGTAGTAGTTGATACCACAACTTCTGTTATTGTTGCTGTAGATATTACTACTTCTGTCATTCCTCATCTCTATCTCTTGTGCTATGTACTGTTGGTTCAAAACCTTGTAGCTTAATAACTGTTTTTTGAACTCTTCCAGTATTAGCATATCTTTTTCCTTCTATAACGCCTAAATTATATTGACGTTCCCAATAACTTGCAACTTGTAAAGTTTGTGGATTTAATTCATATCCTCTTTGAATAGCCTTAGCTACAATTGCATGTCTAAATTCTTCTGGAATATCTGGTTCTTCAGTATATCCTGTTGTTGTATTTGTAGTTCCTGTATCAGCAGAAACAAATTTATTAGGTCTTTTAACTGCAAATATAGTTACAGTTTTAACTTCATCTGGTGAATTATAAGTTGTTGCTGTATCGCCAACAGATCGTTTAACAATTGCTATTGCATCTCTTTCTACATAATATGCAAAATTACGTTGACTACTTGGCATTTTTATGTTTCATCATTACAGAAAACTTAGCTGCCTTAGATGCTCCTTTATGTGGTTTATAACCACCTGCTGGGTTTTTCATTAACTTATATGTAGTCTTTCCTGTTTTCATCCAATGATACCCTTTTGGGGCTGGTACTGATTTCATCATGTTATATCTCTCTTTTCTGGTCTAGTTCCTAATCTTGGAATATCATATCCATCATAATCTACTGAAATTATTTCTATTATATCATCAGATAAACCATAATATCTTTGGTCTGCTACTGTACTAAATGTAAAAGCACCTTCTTTAATTCTTGTTTTTCTTGCAAAATCATCCATAGCTTGATTTAAAAATAATCTAATTTGTGTTTCACTAAGTGTAGGATGATGTTGTCTTACCATTTCTATCATTTGTTTTTGTGTCATAGCCATTTATTTTTGACCTCTAATTCTTTGTAACTCAGCACGATAATCTTGTTCTAAATTTTGTGCAGAGGCTAACGTTGCATTTTGTAATTCTATATCTTCATTAGCATTTTCTTCAGAAGATAATTTAATCATAAACTTAGCAGCAGCTCCTAGTGATACAGCATATTCAGCACTACTAGGAAAATTATCAATAGCAGTTGCATTATTTATATTATTGCTAGTATCAAAAACTGTAGGATATGCAAAACTTAATATCTCACCTTTTTGACTTGATGTAGGTGTATCTAGTATAAATAAACTACTACCTTTATAATAAAATACTGGGTCTCTATCTTGAGTAGTATCAGCAAAATAGATAGAGCCTGAATCAGTAATTCTAGCAGATTGTCCATATGGAACTTCATTAGCATAAAAACCATTTCTACTTACAGACAATATTCTACTATCACTTATATCAGTTGGATTACTAGTAACTTCTGTAAGTGTAGCATTTTGAATAAGATTTTTTGTAGGTAAAGTATCAGCTACTTCTCTTGCTGTAGATAATAACATATCATCTAATGCATCAGTATCTGTTATTATTCTTCCTACTAAATCTTCTACTTGTACTTTAAATGTTGACATTTCTTCTTTCTAACAGATTTGGGGTAAAACCTTTATACGTCTTACCCCTAGTTCTGCTTAACTATTTATTAAGTTGCTACAGTAATACCTGCATTAACTCCACTAACGCCATAAGCGTAGTAGATTGAACCATCAGTAAAAAGTTCTATAAAGTCTCCTTTTACTGCTGTATTGTCAAAGGCAATAGTATCACTTGCATCATCAGTAACAACATCAGAGTTTGCATCTATAAAGTGTGTTACCATAACATCACTTTGTCCATCACTAAGTATTACATCCTCACCACCACTATTATTGAGTGTTGCACCTGCAGCTACGTTAACAATGAATTTAGCATGAAAACCTACTCCTGCATTAGCTGGTGTAGGTAATGTTATAGTATATCCTGAACCTCCAGAATCAGTAATCATGAAAACTTTTCCTGAATCTGATTTACCTAGAGTAGTTGCAGCACTTATACTTTCAACTCCTGCTATTGTTCCTCCATGAAATGGTCTAGCCATAGTTTACCTCCCTTAATCTGTTATTGTAAATAGTTTATGGGATTCTACTAAGGTTATACCAATACCTTCATCAGACATATATTGATCCTTTACTCCATCAAATGCATCATCAGTTTTGATGTTTGTTTGATAGACTGGTGGTCTATATACAGCATGAAAAAGGTTTTCATCAGATACGATAAGCATTTGCTTATTGTGTGGTCCTCTAAGAACTGGTGTTGGAATTAACATAAGAACTCCATGAGGAGATTCTAATTGTCTGTAGTTAAAACCATATGAACTTCTTTCAGTTGGTCCTAAGTTTACAGTCCAACCTGAAGCTCCAGCAATACCAGATGCACCGTCTATTTTAGAAAAATAACTCATTGCACCTCTACCACAGAAAGCCATTTTCATACCTTCTTCAGGGACATATTGAAAAACTTTTTCCATATCATCCACAAAGTTGCTATATGAATATGTAGCTTCTGAGATAGTAAAGATATTTTGGTCATCACCTGAGCTTGAACCATGGTCTTCAATTGCAGTTATAATACCATTAGTAGTACGTACTGTATTACTATTAACATCTGTTACTGCTGAATCAGAAAAAGAATCTGCACTTGCTGCTGGACCTCCATCACCAAGGTTTGTACCCTCAGGACTTGAGCCAAACAAGAAAGCTCTTTCTTTTTGGATTTTATGCTCTTGTGCTTTTTGCATTCTAAGTCTTGCTAACTCAGAAGATTCTCCACGTAAAGCAGCAGCTTCTAAAGTACCTGTAATTTCTAAAGGTGTTTTAAAAATTTGTGTACTATTAAAAACTACTTTTAATTCATCAGACCATGCAGTAGGTGCAGTTGTACCTTCACCATGTGCATTACCTACTACTACGAAAACATCATTATCAGCAACGTCTATAGCAGCACTTCTATCTAAGTTTTTAAACTTAATAGATGATGTAGATACAGCAGTTGTAATTAATACATGTCCTCTTTTTGTAGTTTTAGTTGAATCAAAAACTTCACAAACTAAACCTACCCATGAACCATCAACAGAACTTGAAAGTCCTACGATACCATCTACGTCAGTTGCAGCAGATTCTGAATTATCAGCATTCAAAGATGCTGGGTTTGAAGCAGCAGAAAACTCTTGCTTTTGCCAAGGATTTCTATGTTCAAACATTTTAAAAACTGGGTCTGTTGGTGTTCTTTGCTCACGATTGGCTACTACAGTTGTAAAAGGTGTTACATCTGTCCATAGTTCTTTTACTACATCTGGACTAATGTAAAAATCTCGCCTATCAGTAAACAATACACCAGAGCCACTAAGATTTTTAGCCATTTGTATTATTTCCTTCTTTTATATGATTTACTAAGAAGAGCTTCATTAAACATAGCTTCATCATCCATTTGAGGCTGTGAAGTTCCAGGGGCAACAGCTGTTGTTGTAGGAACTTTTAAAGCTTCATTTTGATTTTGAATAGCTTGTTTTTTTTGCTCTACTTGTTGTTGTTTAATTCCAGGAGATTTTTGAATATTATATAGCTTTACAAGTGAATCCATTGTGATGTTTTTAGGGTCTTGAGCCCAACCGATAAAGTCGGCAGCTTTTACTTGGTCAAATCCATAAGCATTTTGTACTTGTGTATATGCTTGATTTACCATTTGTTTTTCTTGTTGCTTTGCAAATTGAGCTTGTTGCTGTTTTTGCCTAGCATACTCTAATCGCTCTACATAATCTAAACGTGCATCACGATATTTATCATATTGTATTCTATATTTAAACGAATCACTCTCTGGGTCGTTATAAGCATCAACCTCATTATAGGATATAGGTCTTTCAGGTTTGATTGGCTCTTCAATTGAATCAGAACGTAGCCTATTCTGGGATTCATTGGAGACTGATGATTGTCTTACTTGCTCAAGTGCTTGTTTGTATTTATTTGCTTCTTCTGCAAGTATAGCTGCATCATTCTTTGCCTTATCAGTTTGTGATTGCCAATATGCTATTCTGTTAGGGTCGTCTTTTGCAGATACTTCTGGTTGTACTTCAGCAACTGGATTGGCTTCTTCAGTTTGAGGTACTTCTTGATTTTGAACTCTTGTTGTTTGAGTAATTGTAGGCTCAGGTTGTATTGTATCTGCTGTAGGGTTTTCGTACATAAATGCACCGTCAACTCTATTATCTACCTGTGCTTCAGCATTACTTTGTTCTGTTTGTTCCATTAATCCTCCAATGGTATGATTGTGTCATTCGTAGGTTCTTCCTCGGCAACGACATTTTTTATTTTCTTTAGTTCATCTTCACTTCTTGACTTATAAAGCTGTGTAGCTAAATCAGCCCTGTTTGCAGTTGAACTAAGTCGAGTTTTGAATTTCTCAACTTCTACTCTCTGCCTAGCATGAATAGTTTCACGTTGTGCAGTTTGCAAGTCTCCTCGCAAATCTTTAATTTGTTTATCTTGCTGTTGCAATCTTTTCATCATTTGTTGCATTTGACCTTTTCTATTAAGAACATCTTCTACATTTGCAACATCAGTTTGTTTAAGAACTTCAACTTGGTCTACGATACCTGCCTTATAAAGTTCCATATAATATTCAAAACGTGCATATCTATTTGATGGTAAAGTAGAACCAGTTACTACAACAATATCATATTTACCAACTGTTACGTCATTAAGTTTTCCTAAAAACTCACCTGAGACCTCATCATATATTGGTTGATTTAAAATTACTTTCTTTGGTTTATGGTTTGGTTGTAATAATCGTATTACTTTTTGAACAGTATATGTTGCTTGTATATATTGCAATACACATTTAGCAACTTGATTTACTGCACCTTCAATATCATCACGTTTTGATTTAATTCTTCTTTGCCCATATTCATCAATTGCTAATGTACCTTTATAGGTTTGTGGCATTTGACGAGTATCTCCTTGCATTAATGCATATATACCTAATATTCTTTCTATATCTGCTTTTGCATCTGCTTCATTTTTATATAATTCATTAGGTAATGGTACTGGACCTGCAACAATAGGTTGTCCTAATTCAGGGTCAAACTCTATTACAGCAGTACCTGCTCTACCCCATTCTTCTTCTAATTGTTTTCTATTCATAGAACCTCTTGGTATAAGAAGCTTGACATTAGTAGAAGATGATGCATGTGCAACTATAAGTGATCTAATTTTATTTATATATGCTTGTAATCCTTTTACCATTCTTACATCACTTTGTGGATAAGGATTTCTATTATGATTATTCATCATAGTAACTATAGGATAGTCTTCTATTGGTAATATTGCATCAAACATTAACTCACCACCTGCTGATACAACTTGTCTAATTCTATCTATTTCAAACTCTGTAACTAAAATATCTCCTGTTTCTATTAATTCTGCAAAAGTCATTTTCTTTATAATAGTTGTACTATCTTTTACACCTACAGGAGTTTCTTCTCCTCTTACCATCATTTGTTCTTGAGTAATAGGATTTTGCATTAAATGAAAAGTATTACCAAATTCTTTTTCTATATCTTCATATTGTTTTACTTCATTATCATCTGTAATAATTCTATCTCTAGTTTTATTAGAAACTTTGTAACCTATTTTTAATTTATACAATTCAAAATCTTCAGGTGATAAAATTCTTTCGTTATTTAAATTTGGGTCAAATATTCTATAATGTGGTATACGAATCTTAGTATATCTTTCTATTACTTCTATTTGTCTTTCATCCCTATTGTTCATATTATAACTTTGTATTTCATTCTTAGAAATAATCTGGTCTTCTAAACCAAAGTTAATAGTTTCTACAGTAGGAGCTACTTGACTTTCATTAGCCCTTTCAATAATATCTTTAAACTCAGGATACATTTCCATTAAAGTCATTTCTGAGAAAAGACGTGAGATAATTATATTAGAGGCATCTCTTGAGAAAGGGTCAGTCGAAGATGGGCATATGTATAAATCAAGAGGGTCTATTGCTTTTATAAATATCTCACCTTTTCCATAATCTGCATTTGGGTCGCTATATGTTAAAAGTGCACCTATACCTTTGACATAATAATCATCTATAGCTTGTTTAAGCTCAGTATTACCTGCTGATTGTTCCCAAATCCAACTCATCAAATCAGACATAGTTTGTCCTGTTTTTACATCACTTCCTTCTCTGCCTGTAGATTGAAATCTTGGTGAGTTTGCAGTTAACATAGCTTTAGCTTGTTCTACTGCAGGGTATATAACATTTACTACTAATGGCTCTTGAGCTCTTTTACGTAATTCATTGACCTGTTCTTTGGTCCATTGCATACCATTTCTATACTCATTATCTTCAGTTGCTTGTCTTGCCCATTTAGTACGGACAGAAGCATACTCCGTTAAGAGTTCTTCATTTCTCTTTACTTCTGGATGTTTCTCTGCCATAGTGGTATCTATTAGTTATAAAGTAATTTAATACTAAAAAGTTTCAAGAAACCATCCAATCTGTAGTTTTTTTTGCAAAATTAGTGGTGGAGTGATGATTTTCTGTATTTATTTTTTTATTATAGGGTGGATAATTATGTTTAGTTGCATAATACAACCCATCAAGCAAGTCATCATGTTTGCCTCTAGGAAACATTAATAACTCATCTTTTAATTCATTCATATCTTCTAATATATAAATCTTTTTTTGTGCAAACCATGGTTGCATTGTTTCTAACCTTGATGATTTACTATTACGTGGAGTTTCTTTTATTTCAAGTCCAGGTATAAATAAACCTTCTTCTTCTGCTCTTTGACGTAAATAATCTCTTAACATCTCTTGATACCCTACTGATTCTATTCTGGTCTTCATAGGTTTATACTTTTTAAAGTATTCTATAATGTGATCAGCTAGTTCCATAGGTGTAGACCTTTTTCTATAGTAGGGGAGTACGTATTTGTTATTCTTAGAATCTACAGCAACAACGACTATTGTGGAGTAGTCAGCATGTTTTTTTACAGAACTAGCTGGGTCAATTCCCATAAATATATTTACTGGTATTACTTTACCAGATTCAAACTCAAGACAATGGTCTTCTTCTATAAATTTAAATTGTCCTTGATAATATTGCAAATAACTTTCTTTAAACATTTGGTCTTCATCACCAATTATCTCACATTGATATTCACGATAAAAAGAAGATACTCTACCAATAGAATCTAATGATTTCTTTTCTTCTAATAGTTTTTCTTTAGACCACATCTTTTCCCATAATGCTGTTCCATCATCTAGCAACGCTTTATACCTTTTTGATACCCAACCATCTGTTTTACATAACATCTCAACCATGCAACGCTGATGTTGTGGTGTACCAATAATAGCTATTCTACCTCGTCTTGCATCTAATGATGGAACTAAGCTTTGTAATAACCAACGTAAGTTATACTCCATAGCTTCAGATGTTTTAGTATTTACCATATCTTCTGGGTCATCTAATACAACTAGAGTTGGTCTTTGATTACCATGTTTTAATCCAACTACCTGCTGTCCAGTACCTCTACACATAATCATAGTATCATCTTTTAGTACTATCTCAGTACGTGCCCATTGTTTAGCAGAGTGTTGACCCCAGTAACCATATATACTTCTAAGCTCTGCACTATACTCTAATGCATTTTTAATTGTTTGTAATAATCTAACTGCATGTCCTTCAGTCTTAGATGATAGTACTACAAACTTAGGACCTTGCTGTGTAAGTATATGCCATATAGGAAACACACATGCAACTAAAGAAGACTTAGCATGTCCTCTAGGTGCAATAATATTTAATTTATTATTACCCATATCTTCTAATAATCCAGCAATTTCGTAATGAAATGGTGGAGAATCTGTAGAAAACATATTAGGAAAACAGATTTTTCCAAATAAAATAATATCTGCAGATAGTTTTTCTTTAATTTGGGAATTTTGCATTAAATCTCAGTTTTTCGTTGAGCAATCATCTTCTTTTCTTCAGTTTCAATCTTATCTGCTATCTGATTAGTCATATCTATCTGCAATGTATCTGTTGTAATCTTTTTATTAGGTTTCATTTCTAACATATCTACTAAATTCTCTGCAGCACGTAGCATATTTGAAACATCTTCTTTATTTTCTGCTATATCTATAGATTTTCTAATGACATCTAGTACAAATCCTCTATTTATACCTTTAGATGCTAGTACTTCCTTCATTTTTTCTTCTACCATTTGTTTTACTACCTTTTCTTTAAATAATCTTTTAGCTGTAGCTGCAGGTTTTTTCTCATCACCCCTATATATTGTACCTATTTCTTCCCAATCTACCTTTTTACCTGCAAATATTTTAGATACGTATGCATTTACTGCATTTTTAGTACGAGTTTTACCTGCTTCACGTTCTTGCCAACTTTTTGGCTTAACCATAGAGTAGATACCTGCATCTCTATTAGGTTCATATAATAATTTAGAGGTTGGTGATACCCATTGTATACCACAGGTAAGTTTTATTAAACGTTTTACTTTACCTTTTGAATCTTTATAAGTTGTTCTATCTAAACATTGGGCTACATATCCATCATCTGTTTCTGCCCAACCATCTTTCCATGCTTGTTTCCAATGCACAGAGTAAGGATGATTCTCATCTTTTTTAAATACAGTAAACTTTTGTACTTTATTATCTACTCTTCTTGTTATTGTTTCCATATATGTAGGGATTAATATATATATATTATATATATACACTAGTAATACATTACCTATGTATTACATTACTAGTTTTTCTCCTTATTCTTTTTTAATGTTAACTTTTGTTTCACGATCTCGTGTATAATTTCTTTTTCAGCTTGATAATATTGGTAATCTTCTAAGAATACTTCCATAGCTTTATCTATCTCTGCTTGTGTAGTATAATCTTCTTCCCATTTACCAGTTGTAGCATTAAATACCTCATATTTTACTTTTTTCATAGCCATGTAATAATATAACCTTTTTATATTTTAACTGCAAGTGGAGTGATGAAGTTTCAAAATTTACATTAAAATGTGTGTGAGAGATGTTTACGTTACCCACTCCCCTTCGGTTCGTGGGTACGACTTTTCAACAAGTTGAAAACTCTTGTTTGTGTGTTACAATTTATTAATATTAATTAGGAGGTCATCATTATGACTGTTAATCACAAATCTTTCACTATCAAAGTTCCATTCATAGAGGGATTCTTCTCTTTCTTAAGTAAAGCAATACGTGTATTGTTTATCACTTCAGGTAAGACAATCTCTTCAGTTCCTACAGCGTTCGACCACGTTGTAAAACTATCCAAGTCTGAATGGAATAAATAATCCATACAATAGAGAGGGAGTTACTAAAGTAACTCTCTCTTATTTTTGTATTATTTTTTTAAAAACAAAAGTAAAGGGAAATATTATGTCAAAAGTAAAAGAAATTAGTCCAGCAGAGTGGGTACGTATTCAAGATAAATTAATGAGGGAAGTCCCAATACATGAGGTAGAATGTAAATCTTGTGATAATTGGCTGTGTCTAAATCGTTCTGATGACCCAGACTATTGTGATGGACCAGAATATAGCGATTCTATATTTGGTGGGTTAAATAGAATAGATTAGAATAAATTAGAGAGGCATTAGTTTGTCTCTCTTTTTTTTGTATGTTTAATTAAATATAATAAAGGAGAAATCTTATGTATTATGCAGACAAATATTGTCAGTTCGAAAAAGTATTTGGTGAATCCATTGATGATGAGGATTCATATACAATAACTGGAAATGTAATAGAGTTCCATAAATTAACACGTGAATTAATTGTTACCAATAAGAGATATACAGTTAAAGGTGTCTTGTGTAAAGACATATTTCGTTATCGTCAAGGAGAACTTATACAAAATTGTTTTCCATACTTATCAGTAACAGATCGTGAGTTCCTTATAAGTGGTCAAGTTGATGAACTGGAGGAAAATTATTTATGAGAGAAATAATCATAAGGGAGGCATTCATTTGCCTCTCTTATTTTTGTGTTTCAATTTAATAATTAAATAATAGGAGAAATATATATTATGCTATATATATTAAGTTTAATAATGTTTATGTCTGGTTTCGGTGGTGGTTATTTTTATATCTTATATAAATATGAAACTATGGTAAAAAACTATAATACGATAGTTAATGATTATACAAAATTGCAAAATAGTTACGATAAACTTGCAAAAGATTTTCGTGAGGTTTGTTTATGAGAGAAATAATCATATGGACAATAGCATCCCTTATTGGGGTGCTTTTGTTTTTACAATCTTTATAAAAAAAAGAAAGGTGTAGACACTTGTTGTGTCTACCCTTGGTCATTAAGAATGAAGGCAATGTGTGCACCCTTGTTGTGTGCACTTAGAAGATTTGTTCTCTCTTTCATAAAAGTAATGTGTGTAAAACTTTCAGTTTTACCCATTTTTATTCACTCATTCTATTTTAAAATCTTAAACTCACTACGTTCGTTTATGATTTTTGCCTTTGAAAACACAAAGTGTGTTTTCTTTTTGCCGAAGATTAAGAAAATCAATATGTCTCTCTTATTTTTGTATTTTTTTTTAATCAAATTGGAGGAATTATGTCTGATTTATATAACAAATTGGCTCAAATAATAAATGAGTTAGAAGAGGAAGAATCCAAATTATTTTATCTTCAAGAAGGTTTAACTAAAACCGAAATTGAAGATATGAAATGTAAAATTTGTGGTAATCTTTCTTGTCTCAATCAACCTGGTGTACCAAATGAATGTGATATATTAGAGTGGATTGATTAAACTAAATGAGAGGCATTAATTTGCCTCTCTTTTTTTTTCATTGTTTAAATGTTTATACTTATACCAAATGTTTTATACAAAAAAAATACATTCTCTTTTTTGTGTTTCTTATTTTAATAACTAAATAGAAAGGGATATTATTATGTCCGAAAAAATGCTTATGGATTTATCCATAGAAGAACATCAAAGTGCTCAACAAGCACCAGAAAAAGATTATCAATTTTCAACACAAGATGAAAATGAGAATTGGAAATATTTTTCTAATGTAAAAGATGTTGAGGAAAATGATTTTTGTTTTCTACGTTTTGAAAAGGCTACTATAAGCCTTCGTGATGAAATAAATAATCAACTTAAATTAAAAAATTTAAGATTGTATAGTTATGAGGTATCACAAGGTAATCCACCAGCCATATCAAAAACAAAAGATGGCAGACAATCAATAAAGTATAAAGTTATTCCTTTATAAGTTTGTCTTTTTCCTTCCTCTCATTTGCCTTCCTCATTATGTTGGGTGTAATTCATTTTGCACCCAATATATCTTTCTCTTTTTTTTGTTCTTTTTTTTTAAAGAAAAAAGGTGTTAAGAAACTCATACATTACTA